GAAAATAACCTAGTTTGGGAAGTATTCGACAGGCAAACCAACAAAGGAATAGACCAGTTTAGATGCTATGCACCAGTAACAGAACGGATTTTATTTTATTCCAACGAAGTCGAGCGCACAGGCTTAGAAGAAATTAAGCTTGATATGGATAACTTCACCACGTTACGCGGTTATTTTAAGCAGGTTCAGGAGTTTATTGGCTTAAGATTAAAAGCGATAAATGAGAAGTTAGGGCATAGAAAAGCAGAACATTGTTTTTATCATTCAAGCACACAATGGGACTTGTCAACAGCCGAAACCTACGCGCAATTAATAGCCGTTTTTGGCATTGATAAAATGGACGGGTTTAGAGAATATGAAAGCTTAAGACTTGAATATGAAAGCTTAAGACGACCTTTTAATAATGTTTATAGGCTAACCGATGTTATCAAGCACTCGCAGGAATCACACATAACAAAGCTATACAGCCATGATACGGTTAAGCCACTGGGATTGATTAGTAAGTTAATCGAAACCTCAACAAACGAAGGTGATTTAATCCTTGATCCCTTCATGGGCAGTGGCACAACTGGACACGCAGCAAGCCTGTTAAATCGTGACTTTATCGGATGTGAGCTTGACCCTACCTATTACGCGATAGCCAAGGCGCGGATTGAAAACGCACAACATGACTTGATTAATTATTTTGGTGAAATGTAATAATCATCGAATACGCATTATTTTTTGCTTTGCTACTTGTCGGGGGTGTATTTGAGAGGTGTATATCAAAACAATAAAACAGGCGATTTATACATCGTTTTGTTTTGTGCAATAGACGCAAATAATGCGACAAATGGCGCAGAACAGGTTGTTTATAAACAATTGGATGGCGATGGTGTGTACACTAGGCATTACGATGAATTTTGCGAAAAATTTACTTATTGCAGTATAACAAAAGCAGAACAAGAAAATGATGCCCCCAATTAACCTGCTCAATTACTCACTACACCGTGACTGGTTCGACAATTCGCGGTGGCTAAGACCACATAGCAGTGAAACCGCTAATCGTGTTAAAGTGTTGCGTGAACCAAGAAAACAACCTAGTGATTTTATAAAATGTAGGTAATGCCACCAAACAAGCGTGACCCAAACACAAATGACTTATCAACCATTTGCGATTTAGAACCGCCTCCCGTAAAGGTGGCGTTCGTTCCACGCGCCCGTAAAGAAATTCAAGACATAACCAAAATTGACATTATCGACCAGTTAGATGACATTGTTGATATTGCCCTGTCAAACGAAAAGCCCCAATGTTCTGCCGCGGTGGCTGCGGTGTCTTTGAAGGCTAAGATGCTGGGTATGGTAGAAGCTGATAAATCTAAAGGCAACGAAACCCCGCCACGCAAGATAATATTTGAAGTCATTGATGCTAACCATAACAAACCAACTGACACGCCCCCAGAATGATTTTATATTTTCCACCGCTAAATTTCCTTTACTAGCAGGTGGCTTGGGTTCTGGCAAGACAAAGGGCGGCACAGGCAGAATAATAAACCTAATGCTCAATGATGCAGGCATAAACTGTGCGTACTATATGCCGACCTACGACCTGCTTAGGTTGCGGGGAATAACAGGCGTTATTGAGGATTTACGGGAAAGCTACGGATTTGCTCATTCAGACTTTACGCTTAATAAATCAGAGAACATTTTAAAACTTTATGACTATGGCAGTATTATTTTTAGAAGCTATGACAACCCTGAGCGGATTGTTGCGTATGAAGTAGCTCATTCGATTGTTGACGAGCTTGATACACTAAAAAAGGAAAAAGCAGATTTTGTATGGCGTAAAGTAGTCGAAAGAAATAGGCAAGTATGCCGACACCCGCACGGCAATACAGTGGGGTGCGTAACTACATTAGACCAAGGTGAAGAAGGATTTTGCTATGACAAATGGGGCAAGGAGTTACAAGACGGCTATCAATTGATAAGGGCAAGCACATACAGCAACCCGTTTCTACCAGATGACTACATAGACAGCATCCTAAAAAATTACAGCCCTGAGTTAGCACGTCTCTATGTTGAGGGTGAGTTTGTTAATTTATCTGGCGCGTCTATATTTAACACTGCAAACCTACTGGTAGACGGTAAACCAGTCCAGCCCCCCGCTTTCAGTCAATCGGTGTTCTTTGTTCTTGATACTGCAATCAAAGACGGTCAAAAAAACGACTGTACTGGCATAACATTCTTTGCTTTCGATATTTACCCAACACCACAATTGACCATCCTAGACTGGGACTTAGTACAGATACAAGGCGCGTTCCTTGAAGAGTGGATGCCCTCACAAATCGAACAACTAAGACATTTTGCAACTGTCTGTAATCCAAGGTCAGGCATTACCGCGTGGGTGGAGGATAAGGCAAGCGGAACGATGCTTTTACAAAAACTAGGGCATTACTTGAAGCCACTGCCAAGCAAAATGACTGCCATAGGAAAATCAGGACGTGCTATTGCTTGTAGTGGTGCAGTGTATAATGGCAAGGTGAAAATCACACAACACGCCTTTGACAAAGTCATGAGCGTAAAAGGTGATAGAAAAAACCACTTATTAAGTCAAATTGGCGCGTTTAGAATCGGGATTGATAACGGCGCGGACGACCTACTTGATACATTTTGCTATGGAGCATTACTCACTGTGAGCAACCTATGATTACTAATAACTATATAGATGCACGAAACAAAATAATCGATGCTACGCAGCTAGATTATTTCTTATGCCAGACAATACGCCGTTTTCACCCATTGGGTAATGCGTTAATAGCAATGCCAATTGACAAGGCACTGGCTAAAAAACGAGAAATCACCAACACCAAAGCCCCAGAAGAGGCAGTAGAACGGCTAGAGCATATCATCAAAAATATGCAGATCGAAACTAAGGCAGGCGAACTGTTAGCGGTTGCAAAATGCTTCGGTGCAGGCGGTATTATCATCGGTGGGTGTGGCGAACCGCACGAACCACTAGACCTAATGAATATCGATGATTCAATTTGGCTAAACGTATTAACACCTCTTGAGATGGTGGGTTCTATCCGTGCAAATCAAAACCCCAACGCTTCAAACTATTTTGAGCCTAATTCTATTATTCGTTGCCGTGGCGTTGCTTATCACTCTAGCAGGTGTATCACTGTTGTTAATCCTTTCGAGCCAGTTTTGTCGCTCAATTACTCGACTCCGTCATTCGGTTTTGCGCCACAGTCGAGCTATGAAAGACCGCTAAAGTATTTGCAGGAGTTTTTGCAGAATGACTTAGCTGTTGGCAAAGCAAACGAAAAAATCGCGTTGATGGTGCATAAAAAGAACAACAACGGTGGGTTGCTGATCAGTAATCAAAGCCAATCGATTCTGGGCATGATTGCCCAAAAAATAAACGCTATGCGTACAGGGCAAACCGTTGTTATTAATACAGACGAGGCTATAGAAACCGTTGATTTACAACATTTGTCACAATCAATGGACACGGTGCGTGGAATCATCCTTGACAGTATCGCTATGGCAAGCAGTGACGGCATACCATCCACGATGCTAAGAAACCTCATGCTAGGGCGTGGACTAAGTGAGGGTGACAACGACAAGGCGAAAGAAGAGGAGTGCCTCATAAAGCACCAAACAGCCTTGACACCTATCCTTGCCACGCTTGACAAAATAGCTATGTCGGTAGCGTGGAACAATAGCGCGTGGTTCGATAGCGTTATCCGAGTCATGCCTGATTACCGCAAAGCAAGCATGAGTTTTTGTGTTCTCGAATGGATGGAGACGTCTATATTTGAGTTTCCAGAATTATCACCCAAAACCGATTTAGAACTGATTGAAGAATCAGAGCGTAAAGTCGGTATTAGTCAAAAATTGATAGAGCTAGCTCAAGCAATTGGAGTTAATCCACAGGCATTGAGTGATTTATTGCAGACCCATGTAGACAACATCAATGAACTAAAAATAACCGATAATCTTTTTAGTGCTGATCTATCAATCCCCCAAGAACAATTAGAATTTTCACCTTTTGGAGAAGAAGCCGATGGCAACGAAAACATTACAGTTTAAACCGTTTGTGATGCCTTTGAAATGGCGCAGTTTTGAAGATAGTGCTAAGTGGGTGACTGTTGGCGGTGGCACTAACGCACAAACAGGCGAAGGCACTGGTCGGCATTTTCAGATTGACGATAAGACTGGCAAAATCTTAAAAGGTGGCGGTGAGTCAATGAAAGGCAAAACGCTAAAAGAGGCTTTTAACGACCCTGCTAAACTATCAGAGCGACAAAAAACAGGGCGCAAGATTGCCGAAGCAGGGGCTAAGAAGCACGGGGGCGATGAGCGCGAGTATCGTAACCTAGGAACTAAGACAGGGCAGTCAGACCACTTTGCCAATAAGTACCTTAAAACAGGCGATATTCCAGAGGGGCATTTGAGGGATGCGGTTAGTGGTGGAAAACCAGACGAATATAGCAATAAGGAAAGCATCAAAGAAAAAATAATCAACCCGTCCGATAGTGATATTGTAGATTACAACGCAAGAGACAGACTTGCTACAATAAAAATATCAGAAGGAATTTATCAAATAATCGTTATCAAAGTCCGCGCCATCTTTGCCCAATGATGTTGTATTGTCGCCACTAACAATCTTTTTTAATTGGTTATTGCCGTTTAATTGAGCAAGTAAGCTGCTACCATCTATACCAGCATTATCAGGCACACTATTAAAACCTATTTTATTAAGCGCGGTATCGCCAAAGCTTCTTAATCTTTCATCGCCACCCTCAAGACCTTTTCCTTTTCCTCTAATAATTGCCATTGTATTGCCATTTGAGGCATACATATCGCCGCTTTCGCCATCAATTGATACTTCATTAAGGTGTTTTCTAGCGTCTCCTTTGCCAACAAATTTACTTAACGCTTTTATAGCATCATCACTTGATTCAATCGGCTTACTTATTTTCTTAGGAACTGGCTTTATGTCCAATTGTTCTTTAATGTCGGATTGATGTAATTTCTGTCTGTTTCCCCACGCCTTGCCAATTTTGCCATCGTTCAAATAGCTAACAATTGCGTTTATCTGGTTTTGGTGCAAATTAATATGGCTACCTCTATTAATTAAATGTATGGTTTTTGTGGCAAGCTCGTCTATTTCATCTTGAGTCATGTCATTAAGGGTTTCTCCTGTCCATAAATCACGGCGTTTTTGCTCGCTTTTAACAACAGGCTCAGCCCCAGACAAACCAGCATCAATAAACCCACTCTTAACAGTAACCTCTTG